CTGAAGACAAGTTATCTCCTATAAATATCGATACAATATATGTTTTTATGGATGAACATACTACAGCGACAAACGGTAGGTACGAGTTACGTGAGGGGTTAGAACAAGAGTTTAAAAATGGTACATTCAATATGCAGTATGATAAATTTTTTCCACCTCTTTTTCCATCGTTATCAGGTGTTGACTTGCAGTTTTGTAATTCTTCGAAAAAAGTACTAATAAGAGCGGCTGATATTGTAGCAAATAGGATTTACAAAGATGCAATTTCTAATAATCTTAATGAGCTAACTAATAAAGTGTATTTACATAGTCTTCCTTAGAAAAAAGTTCAAGCCCGGAATCCTGATGGACCCGGGCTATAATTATACCTAAAAAATCTGGAACCGGTCAATAGGCTGTCCAAAACATCCGGCATATCCATCCTGCCCGTTAGATGTCTCGGTATCGTACTGCCACGGCCAATAGCCGCCATTCACAGGGCTGACCCTGTACTGCGCCTTCTGGTAGCCGTATTTCGCCGCATAGTCCGCCGGGGTCTCATAATATATCTCGATTGCATCAATGGGCTGTCCGTTCCCAGCATATCCGTTGTTATGGTCATTTTTGTTGTATCCGGTTACCCACGGTAGCCACCCGACGCCCATGACATGCACGCGGTATTTTATAGATCCCTTATTTACTTTAATTGCTATCTTCCTGATCCAGTGCCCACGGATCCCAGCAAAGTCATTCAAGTTCACAACCTCCGGCAGCCATCCATCATTCTCGGTATAGACCATGTACGTGAAATCCACTCCTGGCGTCCCAGCGTAAGATGGTGTCGGCGCGGCCGGCTGCGTCTCCACATAATTAGGGCTTCCGGCATTGCCTCCCATGAGTGCCTTAATCCTCTGGACAAAATAAGCCTTAGTTGCATCCCTGCCGCCATGAATCTCAACTGACCTATGAGGGCACGCTGTAGCGTATACCTCCTGATGCAATCTAATTGTGCTGCTCGATGGCGTAATGCCGTATTGCTTGCACTTCTGCGCTGCCAAGGCAAGAGCCTTTTCCTCGTTGGCTTTAAAATTGTCCAAATCCCCCATGCTCTGACATACTTCTATGGACAGGTAATTGTTGTTGCCATCCATATCCCCGCAGTGCCATGCACAGTTATAATCGTCCTCTGCTTGTAAAATTCCATCTGCAGCCACATAATAATGCGCAAATCCATTTCCTAAATCATGTGTAGGCAGCCAATTTCTGTAAAATGCTGCGTTCGCATTCTGGCTCCCTGCATCGTTGTGTATAAAAATACCTACTGGGTTCCTTCCTCTATTTCCCGCTATTCCTCCACAAATGCTCATACAAATCTCCTTTCTTTCGGCATTGCGCCGCAGTAAAAAGGACGATTATTTTGCGTCCCCCGAATCCTTGTCTCTTAGCTGCAGCAAAACATTTTTTAATTTATCCGGTATAGGCGTAAACACTGCCGCATTTTCCAGCAGGCTCAGCCCCTCATTCGCGATATAAAACATAATAACGACTTCCCGCAATGGTATTGTTCCGCCGATCAGCCCCTGGATAACAAAAGATACTGCAATCACAATAAACATTACAATCTTCTTCAGCAATCCTTTAAACCCAATTTCGGATGACAGTTGCTTGGTGTAAATACCCTTAATCCATCCTGTTATGTAATCCGCAATCGCTAAAAACACGATCGTCTTTAGCAGCACGTCCCAGCCTCCCAGCCAATAAGACAAGACCCCTCCGGCTGCCCCGAATACGATGCTAATCCAGTTAAATAATTTCTCCATTTTCTTCATTTCCCTCACTCTCTTTCTATTGTTTTCACAAAAATAAGACCTCAAGGGTCTTGCTCTGATTTTCATATTTTCTCGCCTTTACAAATCAACAGATCTTAGTCGATCAAACTCGTACCCTTTCTGGTGTGCCTTGATCTCCCAGTCAAATTCGAGTCCCGGTGTACCGACTACTGTGAAAGAGCTCACTCCCTTCTTGCTGATCCATGCGTCACCGCCCCCATATTTCGTGATAAAAACATAATATCCGTATTCGGTGCTGACAGTTTCTCCATATTTCGGATCTATGAAAATGATACATGCTCCAAGATCATTTATTATTCCGTGTCCCATATCGCCAAACATAGGCTCCGTAGTCTCGTAAGAGCTTTGAGCTATTGTACCAAAATTTTTTGTCTTTACAATTCTATTTTTGGTACCAGTCACACTAAAATTTCCATTTACCTCTACATTAATTGTATCTTTATACGCATTGGTTCCCAGGATAATTTCTCCGACATTCTTACTATAATCCCACGTACCTTTTAATACGCTGAAGTTACTTGTAGCACCATTTCTATAATGCTCTATGCTTAAATCAACATGTTTAGCCACTATAGCTAGCCCCAAGTAACCCGTGCCCGAGACAACACCTGATTGATATATCTTTGCATACCACTCTTTTACGCCGCTGTACTCAGAATACATCGTCATTCTCCCGCTGTTAAAATCTACCTGAAAGTTTTCTGAACCAATAGTAGCGTACTTGAATTCACAGTTTTCCGCATATATCCCACTATTATCCCATCTGCCTATTTGTGCCCCTGATGCGTTTAGTATACTAATTCGGTCATCCTGAATACCGCCTACGGTAACAGAACCTAAGAACTTTCCATTTTTGGCCTCCATGCTGCCATCAGCGAGAATTTTGAAGTTCTGGTTTGCGGTTACAACGCCATTTAGGTTGATCTTATTTGCATCGATACTTACTGCTTCTGCAGACTGATTTATTGTAGAGATCAAGCTGTCTTTACTTACTTTTAGCCGTATCTCCTGTGAATTAAGTTCTATGGATGCCCTGGCCTGGGTTATTGCACTGAGGACACCATTAATGTCTTTGTATTCTGAGGATGATACTGCCAAATTTATTGAGTTCAAATCCATTTCGACAGCCGATAATTTACTGTACATTGTCCGATCGCCGTTCTTAAGTTCTTCTATTTCAGATGCTGATACAAGAAGAGCGATATTTCCCTGGACCATATTAATAGCGGTCTCCTGAGCCGTGAACTTTCGGGAGATAGCGTATCTGTCATAGACTGTTGCGCGGGACGCCAAAATTAAGGACATCGCATCACCTTCTTTCTTTTTTTTATTAGGGTCTGTATTTGCACCTTCCAGTTATTTTATTTAGATTCACTAAATAGCAATTTTAGTTTCCGTATAACGTAAAAACACCACCTACGGCGCATTCGCGCTTTCAGTGGTTCAATCACATTTTGTACTTTTACTGCCGCATGTCAAATCAGCGTGACCTAGTCATCTCAGCCTGTTTCGCCAAAAGCTAATCTACTCACCGATCCACCTTCTATATTTTCCTTCCTACAATAGTATCCAATGATACTTCAAAAAGGTCAGCCAATACTATCAGCTCATAAATATCAGGAATCCTTTTCCCTGTTTCATAATTGGATAACGCTTGTCTACTAATACAAAGCTTTGAAGCAATCTGTTCTTGAGTTATTCCAGATTCTTTTCTGAGTTTTTTGATATTATTTCCAATAGTATTCTTCATCATAATCCTTCATCTCCTTATGACAATATATTAGCAGATGCGTTACTTTTTTGCAAAAGATAATTATAAGTATATAAATTTTATTGCCAGTCAACCATCAAATATGTTAAAATAGAGCTCGGAAAGGAACACCCTCTCAGGTCCTTTCCGCCACAGATTAGGCCCGGAATCCATAAGGACCCGGGCCATTATTTTACTTCAATATTCTCTTGATCGCTGCCTGTAGCCTTGCATGCCACGGAGCCTTACTACTCCATGAATAGCATGGCAAGTCCTTCCCATTATTGTCTTTGTATATCTTATTAAGAATCGTCACCTCATCAGGATGGCTAAGAGGGTGAAATTCCTTCCCGTCAAAAAAGATTACCGGACCTTTTCCATCAATTGTATATAAACACATCATAGTTACTTCTCTCCTTCCATTCGCCCCTTGTTTCTGAGTCTCATTCACATTGTTCATAAGTTCCTTAATTCGTCTAATAAAATATTCCTTACATGCTTTCGGCCCTCCATGCAATTCTACAGATCTATGAGGGCAAGCCGTCGCAAACACTTCCTGATGCAGCCTGATTGTACTTTCATTCGGCGTAATGCCGTATTTCTTGCATAATTCCGCTGCAAGCTGTAGCCCTCGTTCTTCATTTGCAAGAAACGTATCTTTCAATCCCATGCTCTGGCAGATCTCCATAGACAGATAATTCATATTGCTGTCTTCCTGTCCGCAATGCCAAGCGCAATTAACATCATCTTCTACTTGCCGGATCGTATTCTGGTCAACATAATAATGCGCGAAACCATTACCTAAGCTATGCTCGCCACCTGCCAAGCGTTTGCCCAATAGTTTGCATCAAGAAATTGCCCGCCTGCATCGTTATGTATGAATATGCCTTTGGGGCTGTGTCCCCGTCTTCCGGCAATGCCGCCGCATATACTCATTATTCTTCCTCCTTGTATACTTGTAACAACACCCCTATAGTTGTCTCACCAACTTCTTCCTTTGTAATTTCCTTCGGTTCGTAAATTTCTTCACCCATTACAGATATCTCCTTTCCTGCAACAAAAAGAGGACGATGTTACTTGCCCTCTGGATCCTTCTTGCCGTCTTTATTTAACAGGTTCCTCATCATCTCGTACAAGCCTGTCGATGCCAGTCCGCTTATCATACCTCCCAGGATCACCTCAGCGTTGATTCCAGGGTATTTCATTGCTACGGCAATAATTGTTCCAAGCACAAGTGCCGATAGCGGTATGAAGCGATTAGGCAGTTTCGGTACTGCCGTCTTAATTGCATAACCTACGGCAAGGCAAATCCCTAAAATTAACGGGCTTATGTAATTTGTTAAAAATGTTATATCCATTCTATTTCTCCTTCTCTTCGTCTTCCAAATCCTGTATTCTGTGATTTGCGACCTTCATTTGCTCCTCTAGTCTAAAAGTCCGCTCCATGACAGAATTATGTTTCTCTACCTTCTTTTCAAGTTGTTCTATCCTGTATTTAATAAGCTGGGTTCCCCCGAAGCTCCCGGCCAGCGTTCCGACCAAGGACAGAACAGCCACAAATACTGTATCTGGCATATCTTGTCTACCTCTCCATTATTTTCTTCATTTAAAAAAGACCGGCGCCGGTCTGTCTCTTGTCC